TGTCGATGGTTCTATCACATCAATTAATGTTGATGCTGGTGGATCTGGATATACGTCATCTCCTCTAGTCTCTATTGTTGGTGGTGGTGGATCTGGTGCTGCTGCAACTGCTATTATCACTAAGGGTGTTGTTTCTAGAATTCTGATGAATTCTGGTGGTACTGGATATACCTCACAACCGTCTATTACCATTGTTGGTGGCGGTGGAACTGGTGCAACTGCAACTGCATCTGTTCGTGGTCCTATCAAGTCTATTTCTGTAGATGCAGGTGGTGCATCTTATACGTCTAAACCAACTGTTTCTCTTAGTTCTGGTTCTGGTGCTGTTGCTCAGGCAATTGTTAGTAACGGAAGAATTATTTCTATCGCTATCATCTCTGCTGGTAGTGGTTATACCACTGCTCCAGAAATTACAATTCAAGGAGATGGTTTTGGTGCTGTTGCTCGTGCAACTATTGATACTGATGGTGAAAATGCTGGTAGAGTTACTGGTATTGAAATTCTTAACAGAGGTATCAACTATGTTCAAGGCACTACTTTAATTAATCTGACTTCTGTTGGTTCTAATGCAACCTTCAGTTCAAATGTATTCCAATGGACTTACAATTTACAAGAAACAGAAACAGTTGATTCTGCTAAAGGTGGTGTTTTTGCTGGATTTAATAATCAATATGGTGGTGAATATGCACACATTTCCAATCCACAAAGACTGAGATATATCCTTGGTGATAATTTATTTGAAAATACATCTGGTGCAATTCTTGAACAAGATGATCAGTTAACACACTCACCTATTATTGGTTGGGCGTTTGATGGTAATCCGATTTATGGTCCTTATGGATATACCGATCCTACCGATCAATCTTCTGAAATTTCTAGACTGGATACTTCATATCGTCTGAAGACAAATCTTGTTTATAATGAAACTACTAATCCATATCCTGTTAGAACTGCAGGACCTCTTCTGACTGAGGAAGCAGCAGGTAGGTTTGTTAATGACTATGAGTATGTTTTCGGTCTCGGTGATTTAGACCAATATAATGGTCGTTTTTGTAAAACACCTGATTTCCCAGAAGGTAGATATTGTTACTTTGTTACTATTGACACCACTGAATCTGGTAATTCTGTATTCCCGTATGTTTTAGGTCCTGATTTTAACTCAGTTGTTGATTCTTGGAATCTCAACAAAGATGCAGTACAGCAAAATATTCCTACAGGTGTTGTTCGTTATAGGGATCCTTATGAGAACGTTGATATTGACGTTGAGAGAGCGCCTAATGCATCTACAAACGCTTTAACTACTGAGAGTGGTGATATTCTTCTGTTTGATGTAGAAGACGAGAATAGAGACGGTGTTATCTCTCAAGATGAAATTGATGATCCCGATCAATTGTTTGAAGAGTCTCCTTTGCAACTCTTTGACTATTTCCCCAAAGTTAGATTTGACTCTAAAGTTGATATTGAAGTTGAGACAATCACTAAATTTGAAGATGCTGCTGTAACTGGATTTATTGTTGAAAACCCTGGTAAAAACTATCAGGTAAATGATATCTTGACGTTTGATAATACTGATACTGAAGGTATTGGTGTATCCGCTCGTGTTTCTAGAATTAAAGGTGAAACTGTTACCTCATATAGTTTTGAAACGGTAAATGATAAAAACTATGGTGTAGTTCAGACCCAAGTACCTCACAACATTGCTGCAGGTGACACGGTTTACATGGACTATAATCCTGTTATGGATAACACCAATAAACAGTTTATTGTTCGTCAATTAAAAGGTATTGAAGAAGTTGTAATTACTCAAACTGGATCTGGTTATGATGAAGAGATTCCTCCTACAATTATTATTGATGGTGATGGTGAATCTGCTAAATTAGAAGCAGTAGTAACTTCTGTTGGATCTATTGAGAGAGTTAACATCATTAACTCTGGTTCTGGATACACTAAAAATCCTAGAGTTATTCTGAGTCATCCTCAGGTGTTCAAAAAGGCAGATTATTATGTCTCAACAATTGCGAATCAAAACTATGTCAAAGTTAATGATGTAGTTGTAAATGATGATAAAGAAATTTTCTTCTGTGGTAAAACTTTAGATGCTAACAGTAATGAAGTTGCATTTGTATCCAAATTCTCTGCTCTTGGTGTAAAAGAGTGGGAAAGAACTTTAGAAAGTCAAACAGGTGAAACTTATACAGAGTTCCTTAAGTTAGATGTTAGTGGAAATAATGTTTGGGTAGTTGGTGAGAACAAACCCAATGCACCAGTTCTTGCTGCATATAATCCAGACATTATTCTGGCAAAATATACACAGGCTGCTGATGGTCTTAGTGCCACATTAACTTTCCAAAAAGGTTACGCTGGTATCTCTGGTTCTACCCGTGCAGATAAAGTAACTGCAATTAAGAGATATTCTGATACTCGTTATATTATTGGTGGTTATACAAATACAAACTCAGCAAATCCTTATGATGCTTTCATTGCATCTATCGATTCTACTGGTAATTTTGCTGCCAAGAGAAAAATTGCAACTGCTGCTAAGTCCGAAAAACTTCTTGATTTAATTGTTCTTGATGATGCAGTATATTTTGTTTTAGAGACTGCAGATAGCAGCAGTTCTAACGATGTTAGAGTTTCTTTTGGTAAGGCACTAATCGGAACTAGTGTAATTACTATTGAGTGGATTAAGGAAATCAATAATTCCTTGTATTCTTTCATGGATGTGAGTTTGGTTAGCGACGAATTTAGTGAGTGCTATGTTACCGCTACTTTGAGACTTAAGTCCGACAATACAACTAAAGATAGTTTCTGGGTTGGTAAGTTTGATACCACTGGCGATCTTCTTTGGAATTACAGATATGTCGCACCTTCTGGACAGTCTATTCAAGTTGCACAAACTTCCGTAATTGATATTTTTGGTGATTTGAACGTTGCATTTACTAGAACTGATAATACAACCACTTATAAAACTGTAGATACTGTCAAAATTGGTTATGATGGTAAGTTAAAGTCGCATACTAATAACGAATTTAACAAAAATAATATTGAAGGTATTTCAGCACATGCTTTAGCTGTTGATAATTCTGGTGACGTTTATACATTCGGTCAAACCTCTTGGAACCGAAATGAGTTTATCTTTGCCTTCGCTTCAGGTGAAACTACTGATACTTGTGCTCATTATACTGGCACATTTACTGGCACTGGTGGTGCAATTCAATATCTTGCAAATGCGGCATATATGCCTGCATATCAGACTGCATCTCCTTCTGTCTGGGAAAATGCAAATATTAAAATTACTGCAGCACAACTTGGAACTAAGTTGAATGACGACTGGACCTGTGAATTCATGGTCTATAAGAATGGTTCTGAGTACAATACTCACAGTCAAACTCAAGTCACATTGATGGCAATCGGTGATGCCACCGTTTCTACTGGTGGTCTCTGGTTGTACTACGATCTTTCCAGTGGCAAACTGGAATTGGTTGTTACAAACAATACGACAGCACTTAATTCTGCAGGTAGTGCATTGCAGTCAGTATCGACAACTATGTTTGCCGATAACAGTTGGCAGTTTGTTGCAGTTAAAAAATCTGGTAATACCTTTACTGGATATGTAAATGGTATTCAGGTATTTACTGGTACTATTGCAAACACC